GGTCCCCAACAAGCCCCAATGCACCAACGCTGGAAATTTCCTCGCTTGTGTAGCCGCCCTGTCCGTTGACAAACGGTTGGCCATTAATTTTGTTGGTATAGCTCACAAAGTCGTCGTCGCCGTCCAGCGTCTCGGCCCATGGCGCCAGCATAGGAGGGATGAACAGGTGCTTCGGGCAAGCCTGTTTCTGGTCCTCAAACGATAAATCCTTTTTCCAGATTCCACAGGACCACCTGCCGTCGCCATCCATTTCAGGCGTGGAAAAGACGCAGGTTCTACAACTCACCTGAGGAGCCCCAGTGCCATGGCATTGGTCGCTATGATCACACCATTTGCACTTGTAATGGCTTGGATCCTCACTCATCCGGGGCAACGGTGCATCAGATGTGATAACATCCAGGGCCAGCTTGACAAGCAGCTCAGTGTGCGCCTGGTCGTACTGAATAATCTCGTAATACAGGCTGTCGTCGTTCTTGTTCACCGCCTGGTAAAGAGCAGCGGGGAGCTCCATATAATGCATATAGAGCTGCATTTGGTTGTAGTGGGCGGGCTTGCTTATAACCACGCCACGCTTGACCAAATCCTTAAAACTCTTTTGATTGTGTGTTTTCTGCTCACTGACGTGAGGGACTTCGGGAGCCTCGGGCAGACCCAGCAAAACGCCATCAAGACTGCCACCGAAATGGCCACCATGGTCCTCAATACGCCACTGCTGGCCAGTATCCGGGTCAACATCCCACACGGTGATGTCGGCCTTTGTGAGAAGATCATTGAAAGTCCACTCCTCGCGAGCTCCCCTGGCAAACAACCTCAGCAGGCGCGCCGAATGCCAGGTTTTGGATGCCCAGCGATAAATATACCAGAGTTTTCTGGGACAGTCGGGGTCCATGATCGAGGCACCCAAATGGGCCCTGGACGGTCCAGACCCCTGGCCCTGCTCGACAGCCTGCTCGACAGCCTCTAGCGCAGATTGAGCCATGCTAGTCCCATGGTCTCCCGCCTGCCGCCGCAGGTTGCGACTGAGCTGCTGGCTGCGGCTGCGGCTGAGTGGCTGGGTGCCAGCCGCGAATCTCAGGCTTTGAGGGATAGTTGTTGCTTGCTTTGCCCATGGCCACAACGATTACGCAACGCTTGGAAAACAACTCGTCGGGCTGCTGGAACCCTTCCATGCCAACAGCGCGACATATCTGCGCGAGTTGGCGCTTGCTGATCTCAACAGCCTGCTGGCTCGGATTTCGGATGTTGAGGTTGTGCCAGATGTAAGTGCCCGCGCAATCCCCCTCTATAACTTCAAACTGCAGGGTGAGTTTTTCGCCCGTGCCAGCTTTGGTAGGGGATATGTCGGTGTCTATGATTTGGGCCAAATATTCGCCTGGGGTCAGTTCTTTGTAGGTGCCACGGCCTTCCCTTGTATTGTCTGGGAAGTCGTTGGCGGAAAAAGTAAAGTTGCTCATGTGGTGCTCCTCTTTTTGTACAGCGGTTTAGCCCGCAGCCTTGTCGGCAACGAGCTGTTCGGTGAGCGCGGCTTGAAACGCACTCCACGATAAATCAATTTCCTGCGGCAACCCGTAACGGTTTTTTGCAACGCAAGACGGCGTTTCGGCGGTGACCAGAACACGCTCACCAGTATGAACTCCGCGGGCTCTGGTCTGGCCAAAGCCCTTATCTTCTTTCTTAATCGCTGTCTTGTGTTTTGCAAACAAAACAGCATCAACACTTTCTTGAATGAGTCCGCTCGCCTTGGCATGCAACTTAATGTCATACCGGTCAATAGACTCATGCTCAGGCGACTCAAATCGCTTGATGTGATGATGTGCTATTAGAATGATGGCCATCTTTTTTTCGGTCCGCAGCTCCGAACACTTGCGCAAAAACACTCGAAAATGGTCCAGGCTCATTGTGAAGCCCTTTCCATAATCGAATTTCTCGATTGAGGTCTTGTTGTTCTCCGCGCAAACTTTGTCGTGGATCAGCGGCTCGAGATGATCGAGCGAATCAACGACCAGCGTTTGGTAGCCGTGTTTCTCTCGAATCAACATATCAATGATCCCCACAACGGCGTCGATGCTTGTGGCCAGTGTCTTGCCGTCCGCATCAATAAAACTGTCCAGCTCGAGATTCCCCTCACCCTGCTCTGTCTGGATGAAAACTGGACTAGGCGCACCCGCCGCAAACGTGGTCTTACCAACCCCACTGGTGCCGTAACATACAATAAACGGGGCCTTGAGCCCGGTTGTCTTTTTGATCTGCTTGAGGTTAAACATTGGCGCAGCCCCTGATCGAAATTACCGGACGGGCCGGGGTGACTTTGATAGCGCCCTCAAGCCGCAAAGCGACATCAGGCTCGCTGTCCCGCAAAAAATCAAGGAACTGCTGGTCGGCCAAACAACCGAGTCGAACTCGACGGATGTGCTGGGGGATGTCGTCAACGATCCGCAGTAGCTGTTTATGGTCGAAGGACCGGTTGGTCGGTCGCGTGATCGTGATTTTGTGCCCGGCCGGGGTGAGGGTCACCTTGCTGTTGAGACGTGGCGACATCAGATCTTCTATGCGCTCACGCTCCTGACGACTTTTCAACTCCAGTTCTGCCTGGGCTTTCCATTGCTCGGCGAGACTGCCGAGGCTAACTTCATTTTCCATTAGTTGCTCGCTCTTCTTACCATTGAGCGGACAATGTAGCAATTTAATTGCTCGATGTAAACCTTTTAGCTACATTGTGCGGATTTTTTCCTATGCGGTAAAAGGTCAGGGAGGTTATTCCGCATGCGGTAAAAGGTCATGGAGGTTATTCCGCATGCGTGGAAAGCCAGCGAAACCATGGGTTACGACAGTTACGACAGTTACGACGGTTACGACGGTTACGACGGTTACGACGGTTACGACAGTTTGATGATTCCGACAGTTACGACGGTGCCTGGACCTACCACATTCCGCAAATAAAACGTAGGCAATAATAACCCTGGTTGATTTTGCCTACGCGCTAATTATTATCTGAGCGACAGTTAATACTCCATTCTTTAGGAGTATTACCAATGGCTAATAGGATTCTACGCTTTCCCGAAGTTACAGCCCGCGTCGGTTTGTCGAGGTCACGCATATACCAGATGATGCGCGAAGGGACCTTCCCGGCGTCGATTTCATTTGGCGAGTACGCTGTCGGTTGGATCGAAGAAGAGGTTGATGCCTGGGCGAAAAGTCGATTCGAGACGGTGTACCCGAGCACCCTCCCCGAGGTAAGGGAGCTGAAAAAAACTCGTCAGCGAGAGATACAGGAAAATCGAGCAAAGACCCTAGACCATCGATAAATTACGCTGCAGCGGCTTGTTCCAGTTTCCAACTTTGTTGTCGAAGTGAATAATGCTGGCCGCCTCAACGGCAAACGTCAGGCAAACTGCGTCAGCTCGGTCCGGGCTGGCCATGCCGCGCTTCTTCATCTCTTCCTTGGATTCAATCTGCATCTTGCCGGTTGACGTAAATTTGTACTTTACCGCAACAAGCTCAGCAAGCAGGTAATCATCTTTTGGAAGCTGAGTGTCCCTGGCCTCAAGCCAGCTTTTCAACTTGAACCAGAGCTCTGCTCTGAGATTCATATAAGTTCCCCGCAGCGCCGGGCTTTCTGCCGTGTTAACGCCAACTGCTGGCAAGCCGAGCTCCCTCAACCGATCACAGACGCCTCCACCAACACCAATCGAATCAACGCAAATATTGACCGGCTCTCGCCTGGGCTGACAACTCTCATACTCAGCAACCACCGCCCCAGTCAATTGCATCAGATCAAGCCCGCGCCAGGTTTCCATTGCCAGGATCTTGCGCCCCTGGCGCTTACAAAGCACACTGCTGGCGCTGCCAAATCGGGCCACGTCCAGGCCCCAGATGATGGGCTCATCCTCAGCCACCTCAACATCCCGATGCTGCGCTGCCTCAACAAGCTCCAGAGGAATCACCGTGTCATCGTCCCTGGCCGGGAAGTCTCCCAGGACCCTCACCCGATAAGCATTGCTGTCCTCGCCATAGCGCGTTTTCATCTCCTCAACATATTCATCACTAACCAACTCGGAATCAAGACAGCCAACCTTGCGGGTCCACCACTCACCAGCCTGACGATGGTGCGTGTCGAAGAAAAACCCACTTGATCGAGTTGGGTTGCCTAACAATATTGTGCTGGCGCGGGACCCCGACATGGACCCGGCCGCAGCCTCAAACACCTGTTCAGGAATACCACTTGCCTCATCACAGATCAACAGCACGTTGTCAGCGTGGATCCCCTGAAGCGCCTCGGGCGTCTCTGCCCTGCTGGTGCGACAAGAGATAAATGCATCGCTGGGCGCCGATTTATGGCTCACCCGGTCAGACTTAACATCGAGGATCTCTTTCAATGCAAATGGCAACTCATTAATCCATCGCTTGAGCTCGGCAAACAGCGCATCAAACAACTGCGCGCTCGTTGGGGCAGTAACAACAATCTTGACAGGGTAGCGCGTGATCAGGTACCAAAGCATCAGCCAGGAGGCTGCGGTTGACTTGCCAACGCCATGCCCACTTCTCACACTGATCTTGCGCTCGCCTTCGCTGACGGCGCGGAGCAGATCAGCTTGCCACGCCTGCGGAGTGACCTTCAAAACATCCGCGACAAACGCAACCGGGTCGCGTCGATACTTCTGCAGAAATGCAAAGTACGGATTGTCCGGGCTTGGGGGGCTTGGGCTACTTTTTTGCATGGAGAATGCGACTCACGGCCATGTGGCTAATGGGCTCATCATAATCCCTTTCAATCAACTCCGCTATGGCGCGGTAGCTCAGCCCGTTTGCGCGGTACATGGCCATTGCCGCCAGTGCATCAGCCCGGAACGGCTTGTCTTCAACGCGAGCGCCACGGCCAGTGCCCATAACGCGAGAGCCCCAGGGGGCACTGCCACCGATATGGCCTCGGTTGGCCTTCTTTGCCGTTCTGCCGCGACTGCATCGCTCCCTGGTGACGCGGCGCTCATGGCCCGCAAAGGCGGCCATTATCTCGAGCATGAGCCGGCCCGAGACATTGCTGTCGTCAGTCACATCGCCATGACCGTTCAGGTACAGAGCAATTTGCCGCGTCTTGAGCTCGTGAATGGCATTTAGGCAATATCTTGCGTCGCGGCTGAATCGATCAATGTGGGCGCAAATAATAATGTCGCCCGCCCGCAGATCAATCGCCTCGATTGCCGGGCGCAAAAAGAAATCTGTCGCGCCACTAACGCCTGCATCGACCAGCCAGTCAATCACGCTGGAAAGGTCAGCCGCCATCGCAACGCCAGTGATCTGGCGCTTCTGTGTGTCCAGGCTGGTGCCGCCGGCCTGCTCGTCTGTGCTGACTCTGGTGTATCCGTATATCATGCTTGCCCCCTCGGAGCCGAACCCATCTCGCCAAATTCTTGCCAGAGATCTTCCCAACCATTTTGCTGGGTCTTGACATACCACTGCAATAGGATGTCGCCATCGAAGGTGTACTCGTTGATGATCACATCGTAATAATCGATGACCTTAGTTTCAGCCTCATCCCAGGCATCATCCCAGGAATAGAAATAATTGCTCTCGAACATATGATCTTGCTCTAGATCATCGTCGGGCATATGACACCAGCAGACCCCCCATCGCCTCGGAGCCGAATCCATCTCGCCAAATTCTTGCCAGAGATCTTCCCAACCATTTTGTTGGGTCTCAACATACCACCGCAATTCGCTTTCGAGGACCACGTTGGTTTTCATCTGATCATGGCCGAGGATGACCTTGGCATTTTCGAGCGTGTGCTCGCCTCTGCCCCAAGCCGCAAACTCCTCACCCCCCTCCTCATCTTCATCAACATCATATTTGATGTAATCGGCCTCAACCCCATCGATCAGATTGATGCCTGAAGGCACCCCCCAAATTGCAGAGTAGTTGCCTCGGGCGTCCCAATTTTGAACCACAATTGCTTCTTTGATTTCTCTCAGATTCATTTTAATTTCCTTCCCTCTTGGTTTAAGACACTCTGGTGAATGTCTTCTCAGGTTCTACTCAGTGAAATCGTGAACCGCACCGCAAAACGTTGCACCCAGTAACTTTTCGCAAAGTTCTCCGAACCTTGAGTCAGACGTTGCGGCATACTTTCCACCAAACATAGTCCACTTCCCTTTTTTGGAAACTGGAATTAGTCTCAGGACTTTTCTACCCCCAATTGGTTCTTCCATCACAAGTTCTGCGGCGGGATATTCTTCACTTGGTTCGAAATCCCCTTCTGCGTTTATGACTGTGAAACCTTTTTCATAACCAGCTCCGTTAACTTTAACGGTATAAGCCTCCTCACCACCTCTTTTATAAATGTTCACTTGAATTCCCATCTTTGTCTCTCCCTAGTTGATGTGATCCTCAATTACTGCCGGGTCATCCGTTATGAACAAATCGCCAGCCATCTGAAAGCGTCTGCGAGATGTCCGGGCCAAGCAATCACCTTAATCATCTAATGAACAGGTCAACCTGACCTGGTATTATATTTTTCCTAAAGTTGCCGCCACTTGCAGAATAGTCTTCCCACTTCACAAACTGATACAGCCTAGTCACAACCCATCTTTGAAATTTTTTCAGTTCTTTGTCCTCGTTGTTATAAACCATTGGAAAGGGCATACACCCGAAATCAACCAAAGCATTGAAGCGACGAAAAATATCTTCCCAAGTCTCATTTTTCTTAAAGCCAATCAACATATAAACCATCAAATGCCTCTCAGGTATTCCGTTTTTTACAAGTTTCTCAGCCCCTTTAAAAAAAATCTTTTCATCTTCTAAATTGTCCCATGCCGTGTATAGCCTTCTGTTTTTAAAATTAACATCGTAGTATTTTATTCTAGGCAGTGATTCAGCAGCAGCATCGTTAATTAATCTAATGTTAATGCCTTGATTGAAGTTGACTTTAAATTTTCCTTTTACAATTTCATCTACCTTTCCCCCCCAGTTGGCCTGTCCAAAGAAGTCGTTGTCCAAAAGAACTATGTTTTTGGGGTAGGGATCCCCACGCCAGATGCTGTTAATGGAATCATTCTCTACATTCTTTCCTTCTTTCTTTGATACCACACAAAATTTACACGCCAACCTACACCCTCTTTGGCTAAATCCTATGCTGTTCTCATAATCTGGATATATCTCATAATCAAAATGTTCATACCTGCCCAAATTAAGTTGTTGCTCTACTGTTGCTGTTCTTTCTGAACCTGTGCCACCTATTATGGCCTCTGGGAAATTTCTTAAAAAGGTGTCTTGTTTTTTTCTCGTAAATGAAAAAATCGCTGACCCGTACACAAGATCATACTCAGGCTCAAACATATCCCTGCGTGCAGACCTAGTAAAAAACACTTCATCCCCCTGTGCTTTATGCCAGTAAGACAACCGCATTAACGCCAGATTAGGTAATTTACCGTCTATCTGGGTAATCCGTATTTTCATCACCTCTTGCCCGCTAATTGGCAGAGTAGATCCCACACCTCGATATCTTCGCCTGTAGGAATTCTACTCATGATGCTTGCTTCAGCATAGGAGTGATCAGGTAGGCGGATCGTGTTTTTGCGACGACAATCCTGTCTTGTTCTGAAGTCAACAGATAACCGGTCTTCGGAGCATTACCCCATATTTCGATTACTTCAATCGAGTTGAGGAACCAGCCTGATTTCCTGCGTTCCAGATGCACATGGGTGACTTT